CGCAGCACCAATCCCTGGTGATGTGCGAAACTCCGCAGGAAGTACCAAGTACTCCGAGCGAATTTTGACTAGGAAGGACTCAAGGCCCTTACCCAGGTTCCGCACCCGGTCCTTCATACGCCGCCGAGGCACCAGACGGTTAATAAACCGTAAGGTATCCTCGATCTTGCGCTGAACATCCGAAATGTGGAGGTTCCACTCCTTCCCAGTTGTAAAACCCCGCGAAAGGTCAAAGGCGGATGCCAACCCGCCCTCAATCAGTCGTTCGAGGTCCCTGAGAGATCCACGTGGAACTGCGCTCTCCACATTACCACTCGTTCCGGTCCGTTCCAAACCAGCGACCGCATCGGCGACCCAGGCGTCCAGGTCAGGATGGTTAGTCCTGGCCCTACTAGCCCAAGCCGCTTGGAAGCGGAGCAGCAGTGGCAAACTGCGCTCACCCTGTGACATGACTATGCGTAAGGCTCTAGCCCAATGGGGCCGAAGAGACCTAATAGCATCTTGCATGACACTGGGCTTACACGGAAAGCCACCGCCACCGAACTCGCGTGGCAAGAAAGGATTGATTCTGGCGGCCTCCAAGAGTCTGATGGAACTCTTGAAAGTTTTATCCACGAGATAATCCACACCTGGCGACCAACACATGCCAGGTCCCCGAGCCCACATAGGCAGGTTCTCATCCCGCCGTGAGACACGGGACGTCCCAGCGAGCGAACCCACTGAGACGGTGTCATACCAACGTAGGACGCCATCCTCAACCACACAAAGCCTCTCAACCAAGCAACCGGCGTGTTGAGAGCAAGTGTCTTTAGCCAAAGACACAAGCCCACCGGTTTGCCCCAGGAGCATGTTGTAGCGAACAGACTGCTGGAAAGTTCCCTTACCCAGCAAGTCGTCCCCCACAATCCGGACATACTTTCCAAAGCAACTCGAACCCAACCAAAGGTTGTAGAGCGAGAGCAATGGCCAAGTCGGACCAGCACCCATCAGAGGCTGGCCGAAAGTATGCCATTCTTCGCCATCGTCTTCGACCACGACGAATGGCCGACAGAAAATGCGAAGCACACCCCAAACGCTTGTCTTCAACAGTCCTTGGCCTTGGGCAATGCCCTTGGCCAGGGCCAGTACCACTGACCCAGGTACCATATCCGACGCGCGGGTGAGGTCCGCCGCCCTAATGTATTCACCGTCGAATACCGGCCAGGCCGGTCCCTTCGGTTCCTCAAAAGGGTCCACGCGGGGATCACCTGACAGCATGCCAAGCAACCACGCGTTTAGGTAGCAACCAAGAAAGGCGAGAGCTTCTTCGAGTGGAGTCACCACTCTGCATTTGCCCCCACGTTCCTTGACCACTACCCGGCGACACCTCGGAAGCTTTGTGCCGTCCAAAAGACCTGCCTCTTGAACCGCTACTAGGCAGGCGGCCAGCGCAAACAAATGTTCACGCTGGACCTCCCACGTTTCGAG